CTTCGCCGCCGCGATGAGATCGGAGACCAGAAGGGCGTCACCGATTCCGAGCCCATTGATGACCGCCAGGATAGCGGCCTTGACGTTCGCCTGCACAACTGCGACGCCGACATTGCGGATCCCGTAGTCCGACACCACGACGGTGATTTCGAGCGGGACCGCCGGGGTTCCAACCCACTGCACCGTCGCCGGGACGATAGCCAGGAAGGCCGCAGAAGCCGCGCGGTACTGCGGGTAGGTCTCGCGGTCGGACGGGTCGCCGTCGATGCGCTTTTGCGCCTCTGCGAGCACGCCGGTGTAGGCTTCGTAGGCGGCGAAGGCCACGGAGTCACCCACGCCCAGCGGGGCGTCGAGTAGCACCTTGCCTGTCGTGGGGAAGATAACCGCCGGGTTCGCGGGTGCCGGAATCTGCGTGATCGCAGGCGCCGTCTTCAGAGGGAAGGCCGGGAGCTGCAAGACGCGCTCACCGCCCACCGCCGCGGCCACAAGGTTCGCACCCGCCTCTACGGCCGACAGCGTACCGAGCGTGCCGGCCCCGTCGTCCACGTAGAGCGGCATATGCACCATGGTCCCGCCTACCGCGTAGGTCGGGAGTTCTGCCATCTTCGCGTGCCGGATCGTCTTGTCGTCGATCACGGTCCCGATCACTCGGCCAAGGATCCCGTCGTCATGGTGGCGCCCGAGCCCGAGAATGTGGCGCCGGATGACGTCACGGAACTCCGGGTCTCCGGCGGAGTCTGATCCGTTCGTGAACCGCGTCACATTCGTGACCGATACCAGACCCGGCGATGAGCTTCCGAGGCGATCGATCATGCCGACCGATTCGAGGTTGCCGATGGTTCCTGTTTCGGTGCAGGCGGCTGCGACCGCGGGGGAGGCTAGGTTGCCCGCCAGGATCGTCACGTCCGCAAGGCTCGCGAAGTACACGACTCGCCCGGCGACAGTCGTCGATCCGCGGGCGCCCTTCGACACTACGAGAGCGCCGACGATGGATTCCCGCACGAATTCGAGCTGGCCCTGCGCCCGCTTCGGGCCGCCGCGTAGCAGGCCGTCTGGAAGGATCTGCGCCGCCCGAAGGTCCAACTCTTCCCCGCTCAAGTCGTCCAGGGAGTAGAGCAGTTCAAGCCGCGCGATCTGGAGATCGCTGTAGCCAAGCTGATTCCCGTGCTGCGTCGAAATCTGCGCCAGCGGATCGGTATCTCGAATGTCCGTCAGGGTTGTGCGAGCCCGCACCCCCGCCATTATTCCAAGCGCGACGTCCCGGGAGCGCCTCGGCGTGAACCGGCTCATGGAACCTCCGTTTCGATCTTCAGGCGCGATCCCCACGCCTTGATCTCCAGCGTGGCGTCGATTCGGTCCCCGTCGATTCCCTCGTAGTGCGGAATGACAGTACGAATCCGGTCGTCGCCTAGCAGGGAGTCTATCGCAGAAGGTATCACCGTTGTAGAATCCGTGTTTCTTTCTCCGACTGCCGCTCGTACTCCGATCCGGGGGAACGTCCGGTTGCTGCCCTGAATCGTATTCAGGCGCACGCGAATTCCTTGCAGCAGGTTATCCCAGCCACGGATGAGCCTGACGCCCTCCGGGCTGTCTCCGGCCTCTGGGATCAAGTCTCCGGTCTCATCGTCTAGCGCGAGTCCGATCCCGTACAGCGCGTCGTCCGTCAGGGCCGCCCCGAGCATGGCGGCCGAAGGGCCGGACGTTGCAAACATAGGGTCTCCGAGCGGGTCCACGGGGAGCGGGTCACCGGGCCACGCTGCCCCCGGGATCATCCCGAACCAATCCGCAGCCGGGCCGCCCTGCGTGCCGAACGCCTGCGCCAGAACATCGGCGGTGACGTTGGTACGAGACTCCAGGGAGTCCTCGGTGTCGTTCGCGGTCATGCGCTCGAGCCGCACAACGGACGGCGAACGGGCGCGGTCGATCATGATCGTCGTGAGCGCGAGCCCTTGCGCCAGCTCGAGCATTTCGATCTCAGACTCTAGCGCTGGAAGCGTGAGCCCCTCTCGATCCGGGTCGTCGAGCGGGTCCAGGCCGGCGTCGTAGCGGCCCGACGCCTTCGCCCAGGCATCCCGCGCGTCATCGGACAAGGTCTCCAGTGCCTCGATGGCAAGGACGAACTGCGTCCGCGGAGCGTTCCATAGATTCAAGCTACCATCGGCCAGCGCGTTCATGGCCTCGACGCTCTGCGATATGGGCCGCCTGATCAGTTCGTACACAAGCGAGGCGCCAATGTCTCCGAGGTGGTCCATGGTCTGCGCGACTGCGTTCGCGAGCCCAACCACTAGCAGGGTCGCCTCTTGGTACTTCGTGACGAGATTGTCGATCACCTCCAGGACGCCCGGGGCTTCCGGTGACACTTCCTTTATTCCGAGAATCTGTAGCGATACCTGATAGTTCCAGTCGAGCGCCCCGTCCGGTTGCTGAAAGGTGAACGACGCGAGCGATACGATGTAGTTCACGCCTTCGTTCACGTTGCGGAAGATGAGTCTAACCACCGGCTCCCCGGGGTCGCGCTCATCTTTCTTCCACGATTCAAAGCGAATCAGGAAGTCTTTAAGTGCCATGGTCCGGGCGATTCCGTCTGCCCAGAAAGTCTTAGCGTTCGAGTCGAAGCCCAGTTCGTATCGCAGTCCGGTTTTGCCGCGCAGGTAAATGTTGCCGCCGCGGACCCCGCTGCCCCTGACGCTCGTAGAGTCCACGCCACGGACTACCGACGCCGAAGACACGATCTGCACGGAATGCGCGTCCGGGTTGTCCGGGAGCGTCACGAGGGCCTTGCGCTCCCAGCCGCTACCGGCCGCGGTCCGGGATCGTTTCTCGACTTCCAGAATGAAGTCCGAAGGCATGCCGATGAGCCCGAGCATCCACGCAGGGAGCCCCACGGAGTAGCTGGACGCGCCACTTGTGGCCCTGTTTTTCAGGATCATGGCACCTTCACCTTATCCGTCAGCAGGTCCGCCGGGATCGTCGGCCACGCTTGCGCCGAAACTACCACAGGGTTCGGATTGTTCGGATGGGTATGAAGCGCGAGCGCTTTCAGAATGTCCGTCAGGAGTGCTTGAAGCGTCTCTCCGCGCGGTACCTTCTGTGTTGCGGCGCCGATGAGTAGCTGGCTATCCCCGGCGGCTTCGATCTTCGTGCCCGTCGCAGCCGGGGTCACGCGCAGGGCGGTAGCGCCGCCGTTCCACCTCAGAACGACCGCTGCACCGGCCTTCAGGTTCAATGCGACGCAGCCGGCCGGCGTGACCCCGGTGTCGGTCCCGTCCGATTTGAGCGGCGTCGCAGTCGTGTCGATTGCGACGTTCCCGGCTTCGTCCACGGTTGCAATCGCGCCGGCCCTGGTGAACCACTCGACGTTCCCGTTCGGGGAAACCGGGTGCGGGTCATCGACCGACGCCCACGCTTCAGGGGCATCCCCTGCACGCGCAGGGGCCCGCGGGTGGGGCAAGGGCGCTGCAATCCAATGCCCGTACCCAACACGCTGCGAGCCCGGACCGCGGACTTCCACGAGTACGCGGTCTCCGTCCAAGCTATCGAGCCGCTCCGGCAACATCTCGGGAAGGTCAGTGCTATCGGGGCCGAAGGCCAGCTCTGCGCCAGTGTCCAAGCTGCGCGTTGTCGGAGTGGGGCGCCATGGGGCGCGCGCATGAACCACGCCCGAGCCCGCCCCCCAGAGAACGGGCACGTCCCGAAGCACGGTGCGGATCCCGTCCTCGAGAACCACGGTGCAGGTCACGAGTCGGTCGGGGCGCTCGCTTGTTTCTGGGTCGTTCGTGACCAGGACGTAGGCGCCCACCGCCCCGGTGCCCCTGGACGCCTCGCCAGAAGCCGCGCCGCTAAATGCGGACGAGACTAGCATCCTACCGTCTACACTGCGTCTCATGCCGTCCCACGCCCGCCCAGGCCACCGGCCTTGATGATTCCCCCGATGGTACCCGAATCCGTCAGTGATTCTTCAAACCCGCGTAGAGCATACTGCGGGACTGCCGGCGGGGTCACGTACTCCCCGGGCTGGCCGCGGACGCACGCAACGTTGGTAGTGCCCTGCACCGCTCCCGACGCAGGGTCCGCGTCAATGGAATGCGTGTACCCCTCGACAAAGAAGCTGTGGAAGTCCCCGCCGTCATTCAGCGGGCACTCCAGCCGCGTTGCCAGCCGAACCTCCGGCGTCCAGTCCAAGCGCACGCCTCCGGTGAGGTAGAACCGCCCCAGTGCGTGCCAGTCCCATAGGCGTTCGTTCCACCGCACAACCCATGCAGCAAGATTCTCGCCTGCAGGAACCCACCACAGCGGAGAGGGTTGCATTCGCAAGGTACCGTATCGCCGCGTCATGGCGATGTCCCATATGGGAATGCTTGGGTGCGCGGCGTACAAGCTCCACTCGACTCCGGCGGTCCCCATATCGTACTGAGGCTGGAACGAAAAGAACGTCGCCATGTTGCCGACGCTGGTAGACGCCGAGACTCCCAAGGGGTTTTCGACTCGCAAGGCGCTGAGATCCCTCCAGGGCCCAGCGTCCCACGGGTGTTGCTGGTAGACAACGAGCATGCGGTCGTCTTCATACTCGACGAACAGTTCTGTCAGTTCCGGCATGCCAAGGTAGGCGGCGAACACGGAGCGCACCGTGCGACGCTCATTGGAGGCGATCATTTGAACCGGGTGACCGTGCAACGCGCCGTCAACAGGGAAGTCGAGCATCGCCCACGGCTGCGACGAAAGTTCGTCCTGTACCAAGCCCGGCGGGTAGGCGACCAAGCGCCCGTCTCCGAATGCTTGGTTCACGATGGCGAACATAAGATCCCCGACGCCGCCGCCCTCGATGGCCGCCGAAATAGCGTCTGAGTTAATGTCGAAGTAGGCTGGAACACCGCGGAAGCGATGGTCGAATATGATCTCCCGGTCGAATATGGAAGCCGCGGAGATCCCCGTGATCTTGGTTCCTGCGTGGGCTTCCGATCGCTGGCCCACTTGCATGCTGGGCGCGCAGGTCTGGACGATGCCAAGGTAGCTGGTGGTGAGTCCGCGCGCCCGGTCGATCTCAATCCGAATCCAGTCGCCGGCCGCGATGAGTTTCGACAAGTCGAGCTTCGCCCACAGCGCCCGCGTGCCTTCGTCGGCCGTGACTTGATCGCGCAAGCGGGGGCCTTTGACTATCGACCGGGTGTCGATGAGCGACACCGTGAACGGCGGCGAGAGAGCGTCCATCCCCACCGTCCAGTTGACGTGGTCCACAAACGGAGTCAGGTCGCACCGGCCGAAGTCGTGAGTGTAGACGGTGACGCGGAAGCTGGGGTAGGGCCGAAAGCGAGACTCGATTGTCGGGCACCACGAAACCCCGAGCGTGCCCTGCGTGGCGTATGCTAAGATTCCGTCTTCGTATCCTGGCGCCATGGCCTATCCGATCATGTTTATGACGAGAGCCCCGTCTGCGTCCACGTGGGCGCCGGGCAAGGTCACGTCGCGAATGATTCTGATTCTCAGATCAATGCTGGTCTGGGGCCCGTCGCGAAGTTCGTCCAGTTTTTTTTGCACCTTCGGATCCATAATATGAAACGATGACCCCGGCTGCCCGACTCCGACTGGGTCCGGAGCAACCCACGGATCGGCTCCAACTGCAGCCTGCCCCGGCAGCGCCTTCCGGGCGGCTCTGACCAAAACCTCAATCCCCGGAATGATCTCGAACTCCGGGGGGCGGTCCTCGAAGCCCTCTCGCTGGCGGAGATACTGCTCGAACCCGGCCCGTGCATCTCCAGTCCACCCGCGGCGCCTTGCCGCTGCCTCCATTTCGTCGACCATGTTGACAATGTCGCTCTCGCGTGTCTGCCCTGCCCATCTTGCCGCTGCGGCGGCGTCGTCGTGCTTGCTCTGTGGCGGATCGAACATGCCGCTCCATAGCTCTTGCAGCTTGTCGATGGATGCCTCAAGCGCATTTATTCCGGCCGAGAACAGCGGCGCAACCAGTTCTACGAGGTGCTTTTCCGCCGCCAGTAGCATCATCTCTATCCGCTCTGTCGTCTCGGCGTTATCCTTCCCGATGCCGATCCGCATGCCCCGTTTCTTGGCGGCCCAGTCGGACGTTGACAGGAACCCCTTGACCGATTCCATGCCGGTCCCCACTTCTTCGACGTCGCCAGAGGCCCCGTCCCATCCTTCGCGCAGCCGGTCCACTTCGTCGCGGCTGAGTCCCGTCGCGCGCTTCAAGAACTGGCGCCCGTAGTCCCCCATCCCCAGCGACGCTTTCACGAGGGCGGAAGTGACCGCGCCAGGGCCGGCGGCGTCTACCCGCTTGTTGGCTTCCCAAACATCGACCCCCTCTTCTCCGAGGCCACCGATGCTTCGCAGAAGAATCCCGCGGACAAGATCATCCCCGCCCTGCCCTGCCATTTGCGCGCGAACACCCTGCGCCGATTGCAGGCCGGCGATGCCACGCGAGCCCTTGAACCCGATGCTCCCCAGCTTCGCGGCCGTTCCGAATAGGTCCGTGTCGGACGTCTGGAGTCCGACTCCGCCTGCCGTAGTAACGGCCCCGGATAGAGCCTGAAGCAACTCCGGGAAGCGGGCCGTGTCGAATCCCAGCGCCTTCCCAGCGCCGAGACCGCGCGCCAGAAGCGTACCCGGGGCCTGGGTTACGCCTCCGAGCCCCATATCCGGCCCGAACGGGCGCTCGAATGAGCCGATGTCGCCCGCGCTCAATCCGCGTCCGCGCATGTACCCCAGCGCGGACTTGACGCTCGCGCGATCCCTTCCGGTGCCCGCGGCGCGACTCATCTCCAGTTGGGCGGAAAGGGCTTGCTCTGCCCCGAACCCGTGAACGGGCTCTTGGATGTTCCCAAACGGCGTCGCGAACGGCGCTACGGAGGCTTGGGCGCCCTGGAATTGAGACCACGCCCCGTAGTTCACGCTCATGCTCGCGAAGGCACCGGCCAGGACCGCGCCTCCGAACGGGACCGCCGCCAGAAGCCTATTCACCCCGCCCATGCTTGGCATCGGAGCCTGTGGCATTCTTCCAGGCACGCGCCGGCCTACGCTCTGTCCGCCGCGCCCGCCGCTTCCGGGCCCCACCCCGCCACCGCCACCGCCACCGCCACCGCCACCGCCACCGCCACCGCCACCGCCACCGCCGGGGCCACCGCCGGGGCCGGGGCCGGGGCCGGGGCCGGGGCCTCCTCCTCCGCCCATCCCGGCGCCTGCGTTGGCGAGCGAGTTCTGTATATTGCTGGCGTGATCCGCCATGGAGGCGAGTCTAGCTTCAGCCGCCGCGAGCGGTCCGTCGTCAATCGACAGTGGGAGCCGGACTGATACGTCCTGACCGGGCACAGATACCTCCGAAGGCGCCCGGCAGACTTAGCCCGGGAGAGCGCCAGCGCCCTTCAGGGCGTTGTCATCTTCGTGTTCGTCCTCTTCCGGGGCCAGCGGCGGGTCCGGGGCCGGAGTCTTCTCGAGGGCCTCGCGCTCCGCGATGGGGCTTTCGTACTTCACAGCAGGGGCAGACTTCGGGCTGGCGCCCGGCGCCTTTCGCTGTGGTCGCTTTTTGGCCGCTGCCAGGGCCGCCCGCCCCTCTTCGATGATCTCCGGCGTCACAGCGCCGCGCAGGTAGCCCGCAGCGACGGTCTGCGACGTGGGCGGCACGTCCGGGTGACGAGTCACGGAGGCACCCTGCGGCGCCTCCTGCGGCGCCTCCTGCGGCGCCTCAATGCTCGACTTGGAAGCGGGGCGACTGTAGTAGTCGTTCTCCGCGTCGCGGCAGCGCAAGGCGAGATCCGTCAGGAGCGGGTAGTCATCGTCGAGCGCTTCGGCCAACGCTTCGGGCATATCCGGGAGCATATGGCGAACGCGCACGAGACAGTCGAGGAATCCGCGCGACACCGGCGACAAGTGATCCCAGGGGACGCCCGCGAGCTGTGCCTGCTCGACGGCCATACTCAGCCGCTCATCCGTGGCAGGGATATGGACCTGCGTATTGAGCACAACTTCGCGTCCGTCGCGATAGACGAGATCCCATGACACGTCCACCGGGGACGGGGCCGGCGGCCCCGTCCGTTCGTCTTCGGTACGTCCGCCCTGGAATCCGGCCCCGGTAGTGTCTCTCCACCCTGCCATGATGATGCTCCCTTCGTGCTGTTGTCGGACTACGCAGCGGCCCGAGCGATGGCCGCCATGGTCATGCAATCCTGAGCGACGAACTGCAACCCATGGGCCGCCTGTGCGTCACTCGTGAACCCGAATCCGTGCTCCCCGAGGCGCACGCCGTTGACGACTCCGAGCACCTTGCCGGTCGTATCCATGATCACCACGTCCATGACGCGGTTCTCGATGGCATCCTGCAAGGTGTAGTCGTGCAGGCCGAGATCGTCGGCTTCGTCGGTATCGACGCGCCACGCCCAGTCGGCCGACAGCGACACGTACTTGCCGAGCGTCGTGTGTTCCTTGACCGTGAGCGAGTTGCACGGCTTGTGTGGCCGGCGATCGTACCGGACCTGGACGCGGCAACCCTGGAGATCCGCCAAGGGCGTCGCGCCGAAGTAGGCCAGCGCTCGAGCGCCGGAAAAGATGGTTTCAGTGGTGCTATCGGCCATGATCCTGCCTCCCCGTCAGCGCGTCTAGCGCGTTACGAACTGCGAAATGGTTACGAACTGAATCCCCTCAATCGGGACGCACTCGTAGGAGAGTTTCACCTGCTCCCCGAGATCCTCCGACGTGACCGATCGGAAGCCCTTGATCATGTAGAGGTCGTCCTTCGGATTGGCCTGACGGCGCAACCGAGAGACCAGCATCGTCTTGAGCTGTTCGTCGGACCCGTCGAAGTTGGGGTTTCCCACGATGTCTTTGAGGTACCGCCGGGCGTCGCGCTTCGACTCCGACCATGAGCAGACCGCCGCAGTGGACTGGAACTGCGGGACGGCGGACGCGCGGTACGTCGTCATGTCCCGTTCGATCTTCAGGATACCATCTTCGTCGGCGTCCTCTACGATGTTGTAGACGCCGTAGTCCGTAAGGGTCTGGGCGTCTTCGTCCGGATTGATCGTAGCTGCCTGACTGACGCTATCAAGGCGCGGTCGCTTCCACGTCAGGGGCGTTCCGATGGGCATTCCTGCGTGCATGCCCGCCAGTTCGACGGACAGCACGTAGGGCTCATCGTAGACAACCTCATCGACAACGATGTCCTGGTAGGCGAATTGCAGGTACGGATTGGAAAGCGCGAGCGCCCGCGTGTTGATCTGCGCCTTCGTGGAATCCTTCGCGATGCCGGTCCACCACTGCTGTTCGTTGCGATCGTCGCAGTATTCGACGTGCGCCACGAGTAGCGCCTGATAGGTGGCGCTGTTCGTGAGGTACGCGCCGGCCGTGACCGGGAGCTTGCGGAGAAGTGCCAGGGCGGCGGTCCACTCCGTAGCGGTCACGTCCACGCCGTCTGTGTCCATATCGTCACCGCCGACGAGATAGACCGGGTCGGTACCCGCCGTGTTGGCGACGATTCCGCCCACGGTTCCATTCTCGGCCGCCGAGATAAGCCCGGCGCCCTTCACGTTCAACTCCGCCACCATGCGGTACATGATCGACCACAAGGTAAGCTCCGCCGCGGTGATGTCCGTCGCGACGATCTGATCCATGTAGGCGCCCAGATGCGTCGAGCGGTCCGGGAGCGTGCTCGCGACGGTGTACCCGTGCCCGACCAACTTGCCGGTCAGGTAGTCGGTCACGTCCTGAATGGTCGGATGCGAGGCGAACACCGCCTTGGCCGCCGAGCCCGTCACGTTAAACACCGCGCCCGCGGCGAATGCGGAGAAGTCGATAGAGGTGATCGAATCGTAGGCGTTGACCGACGTAACCGTGCCGCCAGCTCCGTCCGGGGTGTAGCCCAGGGTCTCTCCGCCTGCTACGCCAGCGACCGTTCCGACGATGATGATGCCGAACGGACCCTCCGCCGTGTCGCTTTCAAAGGTGAGCTTCCCGTCGAAGGCCATCTTCGTCGCGTCCGGGCTCCACACCTGGAGGGCGAGCGGCACCGCATTCAGCGCCATTTGAGCGTCGTAGGCCACGTCCACATATCCAGCGGAGCCGCGGACCACCTCTGCGGTCATGGCCGAAACGACCAAGCCGCCGCCGGTGTACTCGAGCGCAAGGTCCGCGTTCCCGCCGAGATCGTCGTAGTCATAACTGCGACCGGCCAGAGAGAACGTGAAGCGCTTGCCGACAAGGTGGTTCGTGGCGGCACGGATACGGGCCCCGATGCGATTGCCTTCCTGCCCGTAGCGCGCCGATGAGACTACGACCCCGGAGGTACCTGCGGCCGTCAGGAACGTCTTGGTCGCCAGCGTCATCGGATTGACGCACACGACGTAGACCTTCGACGCCCCGCCGCCGACGACCTTGTCATCGTTCGTCGGGTTGAACGCGAGTCCGATCATGCGGCGCAGTTCGCAGTCCGCCATGATGCCGCGCGCGGTCGCGTCGGAGCCGACTTCGTGGACAACGCCCGGCTTCAGGGAGCGCCCGATTCCTACGACCGCCACAGCGCCGCGAGGGAATGCGCCGACGCTGGCGGAGCGGTCCGCGGTGGTCTGCGAGTAGACCCCGGGGCGGTTTGTCGTCTGCCCCTTCCATACGATAACGCTTGCCACGGTGTCCTCCTACGAGCTTGCCTCTACAGGCGTTGAAGCTATTGCAATGTCGCTGTGCCACGAGTCGGCCGGCACATACCCGTTGATCTGATACGCGAACTCCCACTCGACAAGCCGCAGTCCGTAGGCCCCGGTATCGGGGCGGGATGACGCGACCCGGGTCTCGACGTCGAAGGCGCCCGCAGTCATAGCCTTCGCCTCGGAGACGACGTTCGCACGCATCGCATCCGAAGCCACAGCGTACATCATCGACTGGAGGATATGGAAATGCCCGTTGACCGTTTCCGGGTTGTCCGCCCTCACCTGAATCTGCACGCGCTGCGACCACATGCCGCCTACGCGGCGATACTTCACGGCGGTGGCGCCCATCTCGACGACGGCCGCCCCCTTCCCGATCTTGAGTCCGGCGACCGAGCGGCCCGATGCCGACTGAAGCAACACGAGCCAGAACGGGGCCGGCGGCGGGTCGTCCGACCCGTAGCCGAGCACAACGGTCGGAGGTTGCTCGCGGAACTGCGCGATGATGCGGGTCTGGTCTGTCGTCGAGTACCCGCCGAGCATGGAGCGCAGAATGTCTGCGTTCACGTCGTCAGCCGGCGGTGTCACGTTGACGATGGACAGGATCATTGCCTCGAGGCGGTCCCGGACGACTCTGTCGATGGCAAGGCTCATGCGCCCTCCGTGTTCGATACCGCGTTGCGCAGTATCCCGGGCCACACCAGGGCCGCGTATTTGGCGGCCTTCTGGGCTATGTTGTGCGCCCGGATTCCGGGGTGCATCCAACTCAAAGGGCTCGACGCGGGGTTCGTCGAGATCGTCCTAAACGTCCAGAATGTATGGCCGCCGCCGCTCCCCTTTGCCGCGCCCTTTTTGATCATGCCGACGTAGGGATTCGTGACGTGGTGCGCTTTTAGCTTCACCGCCCCGGCGTTCCATGTCTGCCTCTCCGATAGGCGAGTGTTTCCGGTCTGCGCCGTCCCTCCGTGCAAGCGCAGTCCCTTGGCCCGCTTGTGGATTCCGAGGCCAATCTTGCCGCTGGGGTCTTCGGCGCCCATGGTGCGCGCAAACCCGCTCGACTCCCCGCCCGGAGTTAGGTGTCGGAAGGGGACGGACCGGAACCGATACCCGGACTTGGACGTTTTCACGCCGCGCTGGCCCGGCTTCAGCATCGTGTCGCGCATATCGAAGCGGGCCAGTCCGTGCTCTACGCTGTCCGCCAGCTTCGGATACCGTGCGAGGAAGATCGTCACGACGCCGGCCCCGACTTCCATCGGGATCGCGGTGAGCGCCTTCAGGTACGCCTCGCGGGAAGACTTCAGCTCCCGCGAGGCAATCTCCCCCCATTCGTCCAGAGTGATCTCCGCAAGACGGGCCAGCGCGACCATGAGGTTCTCTTTCCCCAGGCCGAGCGCCGGAAGCAAGTCCGTGTGGAGCCGAGTCATAAGCACGTCGGTCATGGCTCCACCGCCGGAATCTCCACCGGCGTCCAGCCGCCTCTGTCGGTGGGCTGCGTACCCCAGTCGAGCTTGCACAGCACGGACACCGGCAGGGGCCCGTGGGTCTGCTGCGTGCTCTTTAGCTGCGTGTCGGTCTGCCGCAGCGCGTGCGCGTGCTCAGAGACCGTCCAGCGCGGTCTGGCGTAGTAGGACACCGCATAGCGACGGCCAGCCGGCGGGGCCGTGCCAAGCACGTCACCCTTCGCCCAGTCGATGCAACCGTCGTATATGTCGAAGTCGGTCCCTTCCTTGAGCGCTGCCCCTCCGACCCCGGCGGCGGTTGCCGCGATGAGCTTGCGGACTCCGAACGTCACGGACGCAGGGAGCCCGCCGCGCAGCACGTCCATGGTCATAAGGCCGATGCGGAACGTGAGCCGGTCGTAGTCCGCGGAGGAACGGGTCACCCGTTCTTGCCACAGCATCGTCCCGTCGAGCACCGTGTATCGATCGCCGTGTCCGGGGGCGTGCTCCCAGTGAAGCGAGATCGACGCCATGCCGAAACCGAAGCGCCCGAAGTCTTCGTAGAGCCGCGGAGCGTCGCTCATGCGGTTCACGATGCCCCGGATCTCCTGCCCGGTAGTCCAGTAGTACCCGCGCCCGTCGCAGATCGTGCAGTCGGTGTTGTGCGTGTCGTCCCCGATGGTACAGGGGCACATTTCGTGGTGCTCCCAGAGCAACCGCGAGCCGAAGCCCTCAATCGCAACCTCGAACTCCTGCGGCCGGAAGTCCGTCCGGGGAGTCATGCGCGCGGGGCGCTGTATTGGATATGTGATTCCCGGCCCTGCCACCGCTACCTACTCTCCCCTACGCCCGGAACATCATTCCGCGGTACTCCCCGCGAATGGCTTGCATGATCGGCTTCAATTGCTTGCCCCAACTCAGAATGCGGGCTCCTAGCCCTGCGTTCGTGGCACTGGCAGTTGTCCCGACGCTCTGCGAAATCTGATCGATGGATAGCGACTTCGTGGCGATACCGGCCCCGGCGATGATATCGCCAGCCGGGTCAAGCGCCAAGATGCCTGCGGTCATGGCGATGGCCGCTCGAATCATCTCCGGGAGCTGAATGTAGTCGTCCCGGACGAAGCCCCACGAGATCGCGCGCTGCGTGTCGGACTGCCCGTGGACGCTCCCGGCCGTGTCGAGGTGCTCCTGCGTGTTCGCCAGCGCTTCATTGATGAGGTTCGCCGCCGTGGTCACGTCGGTGGCATCCGGCGATATCAGTTCGTTCACCGCATCCGTCACGCCGTGGGCCGTCAGGCTCAGAATGTGCAGATTGAACGCGGCCTTGTAGGCGTTGATCTGCCTGTAGAGGTCCGCCTCGGTCGCCGTGGAGACGTCGTACCAGAGGGTTCCGCCGTGCAGCGTCAGGCTGTTGGCGGTGTCGGCCGCAAGATGGATCGCCGGTACACCCCGGGTGTCCGCCCGGTGTCCGATCCGCGTGCGCGACCCGTCCGGTGCCTGCATGACGTCCATGCGCCGCTCGTAGGTCTCGGTTAGATCCAGGACGGCGTAGTGCAGCAGGCGGAGATCCCCGACAGGGAAGCCGGCTGTATACTTGAGCCGGAACCACCCCGGGAAGCGCCCGCCCACGCCCTCGTTGAACACCCCCAGCCAGTTCCCGCCCTGCGTCGCCGGCAGGGTCGCTAGATTCGTGCTCACAGGGATCAGCTCGACGATGCCCGCCTTCTCGTCATTGCAATTTATCCAGTCCTCCGGAACAAGGAAAAGGGGACGGTGCCCCAGCATGAAGGCCATCTCTAGCGGCTGCGACCCGTCGAGGTACATGGGCCGTTCCATGGCTTTGAGGTGGCTGAATTCCCGCCCCATGGCGTCGAAACGGTCATGGCGCTCACTCACCACTCGGGGTGCGAGGCGAATGGAGCACTGCGCCTCAATCCGCTCGACGGCCGAGCGGATCCCGTGATCGTACAGGGCGCGCGAGAATTGCTTGCCCTCGTCGTTCGTGACGGTGACGCCCTCGAGGTAGACCTTCAGGAGCCATTCGGCGCTGATCGGGAATGTCGCCATGGCCGCTCCTAAACGCCTAGCGAGGCCCTCACGATTGAGGGGGGCGGGCCCGGCAAGGGTGGAAGTTTCCCTGTGTACACAAACTGAAAAAACACCGGCCGCATGCGGGTGGGGCTCGCGAATTCTTCCAGGCTTTCGATCGCCAAGCGCGTATCCACGAGGATCCACTTCTCCAGGCCGGGCTCGACTTCGGTGAGCACCCAGACGTACACCTCTGCGGTGACGCCCGCGCCAAGCTCTACATGCCACAGCACGTTCGAGATCAAGGCGGCTTCCCAGAAGACGTCCGCGTTTGCTGGTGGCGCGGTGTTCGGATCAAGCTCGGCGCCCGCGACGATGCGCGCGAACATCATCCGATCCGGGACCGTGGCGGGGTGCTTGTCCTTGACGGTATAGGACGCCCGCGGCTCACCTTCAGCTACGGCGAGAGCGCTCGCGTCGGCATCGAAGGAATGACCGCCGGCTACGCCTATTGAGGCTGACCGTCTGTCGCGTTTGTGCTGAAGCCGCGGGTTGTCCATGGGTCGCTCCTACACGCCGAGCGACGCCCTCACGCTTGCCGGGGTTCCGGCCGTGATACCCGTGGTGTTTCCGAACTGGAAGAAGACAGGACGCATGCGAGTGGGGCTCCGGCGTTCGCTCAGGTTGACGACAGCCAGAACCGTATCCACGAGGATCCACTTGTGCAGACCGGGCTCGACTTCGGTGAGCGCCCAGACGTAAATGTCCGCCGTCGCCGCCGCAGGCCGGTCTACGTGCCACAGCACGTCCGAGATCAGGGACGCCTCCCCGAAGATGCCCGCGCTCGCGGGAGCCGCCGTGTTGGGGTCCGCCTCGGTCGCGGTGGCAACGCGAAGGTGCATTTGCCGATCCGCAATCTCCGGGTTCTTGTCCTTGACGGTATAGGACGCCCGCGGCTCGCCCTCGACTACGGCGAGCGCCGCAGCGTCAGGGTCGAACGAACGGCCATGGGCCACGCCGAGCGAGGCTGACTGCCTGTCACGCTTGTGCTGAAGTCGGGCGTTGTCCATGCGTACCCCTTCCGCAGAGCGCCGCAGAGGCCCCGTGAGGCCCCTGCGGCGCCTGTCCTATACGGCGACTTCGACGTTGTAGCTTCCGCCGGCCGGGAGCGTGGTAGGCACCCACACCCGGGTCTCGACGTCGAAGGCGCCGAGACCGGCGTCAACCTCCGGGCCCAAGACTCCGGCGTCGATAGCGGCATGGGTCACGCCCAGGACGTCCCATCCCAGGAACACCCCATCGCCGGTGATGAGGTCGATGTTATTGCCGCCCGGGGAAGCACACTCGAATCGAGTGATGCTGGCAAACGCCGCGTCGGTGTAGACCGTGCCGTTGATCGTCGCGCCTACTTCGGCAATGACGTTGCCCGCCGCATCGGTGCCGGTGACGGTGAAGGCAAGTCCCACATCGGTGGCGATGACTCCGACCGTTCTTGCGGGCCACGGCATACCAGCGGCCACACCGCCGACGAGACCGAACCCGGCATTCTCGTCAATGGCGCCACCGGGGGCAGTCCACTGCGCGTGCAGTTCGTCGCCCGCGTTTAGGAAGCCGACGAAGCGCTGCGAACGCTTCATCTCCGTTACCGAAGCCGCGATGAGAGCGGAGAGGCCAGGGTGCTGGAGACGCACGCCGGTCGCATCGACCGCAACGCCGGTGCAGTCGAGCACGCCGTCGAGCGTCACGTCGGTGAGACCCACGTTGGGGCACAGCGCGAGTTCCGCGATGATGGCGTCGTCGGCGTTTCCGTTCTCCAGTTCGCAGTTTTCGGCCGAGAAGTCACCGCCGCCCGGGACGAACATTGCTGCGGCCCGGTTGCCCGAAAGACTGCCGCCGCGAATCGAGAACGCGCCGGCCGACATCGTGATGATGTCGGTGTTGCCCGTGTGCTCGAACTCGACGTTGTCGATGGTGATACTCCCGCCCGCGAGCAGGAACGGGGTTCCCGTGAGCGCGCCGCCCGTAGCCAGCATCCTGGAGAGACCGGTGTACGCGATGTTGACCCCGCCGTTTGTGTCGGCCTGGAAGACCGGGGCGGTATTCCAGAAGACGTCCAAGAGGGTGACGTAGGCGGCATTGTCCGACGTGACGTTTCCGGCGTAGGCGGCCGTGTAGGAGACGACAGCGCCATTGTCTGCGACGAGCCCGCCTTCGAGATCCCCGCCCTGAGCGGTCAGGGTGTTCGCTCCCGCCGCACCGTCCACCGTGACGAGGCCGGCGACGTCGGTATTTACGAGTCGCACCTGGGCGCCGTTTCCGTCCACGTCGAGCGTGGAAAGGAAGTTGCAACCCTCCAGGTCGCACTGGGCGGTGCCGCTGTAGGTCGCCGCGCCTGTGACGGAGGTACCCGCGAGACGGGTGATGTTGGCTCCGCCCGACAGGATGAGAGCGCCAGCGATACTGCCGATATGGTTATGCACGCCCGCGCCGCCCGTGCTGGTGAGCGTCGAACTGGCGGTGAGCATGAATCCGCTCATGGCGCCCGTGCTCGACAGGGTGATTGCGCCGACAACGCTCAGGTTGTCATAGAGAAGGTCGCGCGCCGCGGTGACGTCCAGTGTGCCGTTGATCGTCACGTCGCGAAGCATGGCATTGTGGCCCGAGTCCACGTTGCCGGTGATTGCCGCGCCTTCCATGTAGAGAACGTCCGTGATCGTGATAGCGCCCACGATGGTCACGCCTCGAGCGAACACATTGAGCGTCTTCGAGAACGCCACCGCTTCGGTGTAGGTGCCGGCGGCGATGAACAGCGAGTTTCCCGCCGCTGCCAGGGTGATCGCCGCGGAGATCGTCGCCAGCGGCTTGTTGATCGCACCGTTGCCCGTGGTGTCCGAACCGAGGGTACCGTCCACGTAGACCTTGCCGGTCTCCATGATCGGCATGAGCAACGGGGTAGTCCGCAGGAAGCGCCCGACACCGGCCGGGGCGGCCGTGGGCGTGATCACTCCGACGTCGTCGGCGGTGGCCGTCGAGGCGGCGGAATAGCGGTACTGGCCCAGCGTCGCGCACAGGATCATCATGTTGTTGTCGAGTTCGTCGAGGGGCAGCGCCTTCAGGGCGGCAAGGTCTGCCACCGGGGCGTGTACGATCTCTTCGGTCTCGATCAAGATGAGGGAGGGCAACACGTTCGTGAGAACGAAGCGGCCCGCGCCGGAGTCGGCCACGGAAGAGTGTCGCCACGTCTGCGTGAAGACGTTGTCGAAGCTGTAGGTGTCGTCCGTGCTCGTCGCGTCCCAGACGAACTCCCCGTACCAGTCGTCGGTCGATAGCAGGTTGCCATTCGACAGGAGCGCATGGTCGGGCGGATTGACCGTGTCCGCGACGGTGTGCGAGACGACGTCGGCGCAGTGAGCTTGGAGGGTGGAGATCAGGTCGTTCACGAGCTTGAGGAGCCCGAAAATGTCCTGAGCGCCGGCCGCCGGGTAGGTGAGCAGGTTGATCACGTCGGCAGTGAGGTGCGTTACCGCCCCCATCGCGAAGTGCAGAATGACCGCCGCGCGGATCGCATTGAGCTGCGTCCACTCGTCTACGGTCCCGGCTGCGGCCGTCCAGGTTCCGTCACCGCCGCTCGCCGCGATCGTATTCGTCACGTCTGCTGCGCCGTGAACGGTGCCGACCACGTAGACGCGGTGGTCCTCGTACTTTTCCGTGAGGTTCTCGATGGCATCCCGCAGCGCTGCGCGGCCGATGCGGCTCTTGCAGCGGTACGTCCGGCCTTCAGCCAGATCGCGCACGTCGCAAGAGAACATCTCGAACGGGTCCGCGAAGATGTTGCCGGCCATGGTGGACTGACGCCGCCGCATCAGCTTGTACTTGCTCTGAAGCGGATCGGACGCTTCGGCATGAGTGAGTTCCGCGTCGGAAAGGAAGACGCGGTCGGTCATCGGGATATCGCTCATTGGTATCTCCCTGGGGGCGCCTGGCCCCGACGCGAATCATGCGGCCACCGGCGGGCGCCCTACGGCGCCCGCCTTGACCAGCCTAGAGGGACTGCCCGCAGTTCTTCCAGGCCCACAGCTTGCTCGGAGCCTTCAGCATGAGGCCGAGCACCGAAACCACCATGAACCGCTGGGCGGTACCGAGACGCGCCAGTTCGATGCGCGCGGCCTTCACGCCGAGTCGCACGGTCTGAAGGATCTCGGGGTCGTAGGACACGCCGAACGCCCAGCAGGTACCGGGAATGTCGGCGTTCTCATCGACGATCGTGGTCACGCCGCCGAAGGGGACCGAGACCATGAAGCGCGCGGTGCTCGCGGCGCCATTGTTGGAGCTGCGGTAGACCTTGTAGAACCACACGTCCGCGATGGCCGCGTCGTTCATCACCAGGGTGCATTTCTCGCCGGCCGCGATCGTCTGCTGCGCGCTGGTAAAGGAAGCGGAGATCCCGTTGGGGCCCCACGCCTCGACGACGTAGTAGTACTTGCCCGCGTCCGCGGCCTGGAAGAGGTTGTCCGCGCCGCCGGCTGCGACCGTGTCGCTGGTGAGCAACGGAGCCGCCGGGGCCGACGCGCCCACGGCGCCCACGGGGCCGCCGCGGTCGGACTGGAGGAAGTAGCTGGGCTCGTAGGGAACGAACTCGTCGTTCACCTGACTGATCTGTCCGGCCATCGGCATGCCGGACTTGCCGCGCTGGTTGCCGACTTCGTTCGGCCCGTACCGGCGCTTCGGGATCTCGAGCTGACCGAGGATGCGCTTGGACTTGTTGCTCATCCAGACGGCGTCGAGCATTCCGGCGCGGTCCATGACGTTCGCAACGCCTTCGTCGAGGCTGTCCTGCGTCAGCGACTCCCCGCGCATATCGGTGATCTGCGTCGGAGCGGCGGCGATCATCTGCGTCGCGAGGCCGTCGATGGCGAGCGGGCACAGAGCCTCGGAGCCGAAGAAGAGATCCTCTTCGATCTTCGAGAGAAGGTTCAGGGACGCGGCCGTGGTGTTCGCTGCAAGCGCGTTCGCGCCGGCGCCCGGGAGAATCTTGACGATCCGCGCGACGTCGGTCACCTGATACAGCTCCACGGCGATCTTGAGCTTCGCGTACTCGCGGCTCCACGACGGGGCCGACTCCACGCTCGGGATGGCGCCTTCAGCGACCCACGCGAGCGTCGGAGTACCGTAGCTGGACTGACGGACGTACTGGTGGACGGTGTTGTCCACGCCCATCTCCGCCAGCTTCTCCTGGAATCGGATATGGTTGCGCTTGAACAACAGGGACGTGATCGTCCCGTCGAGGGACTCCGGCATGACCGGAGCCAGATTGCCCGGAGCGGCGGCCGGATACGGCTGGCCGGCGGTCAGGGACTTCGCCAACTCTTCCGGGTTGTCGATCCCCAGGATGCTGGGGTCAAGTCCGGCGGCTTCGGGCTGCCCGCCGGCCTGCTGTGCGCTAAGCTGAAACAGACTCATAGTGCCTTCTCTCCTCGCGGCTAGGCCGCGCGCTCGCTACTGCCCGTTGGCGTAGCTGCCGACGATGGCGGTGATTTCGGAAGCCTTGACCTGCTGCCCGGCCTGCATCGTGTCGATTCGCTGGAGGCTTTCACCGATCCGGTTGCAGGCCATATCGTCGCCGGCATGGCGGGCCGACTGCATCGAACGAGTCAGGGAGGCAACCGCGGCGCTCTTCGACAGGACGTCGCCGGTCCCCTCTGCGGGGTGCTCGAGCACGGCCGCGGCGTCGGAGCCGGTCACGCCGCGAGGGGCCACGGGGCGCCCCATGGCCTTCAGGAGCGTGGCGACGTTCGCCTCAAGCTCCGGGGAGACCGCGGCGACCGGGGTCGCGATGGACCCTTCGATGCGCTCCATGCGCGTGTCCATGGCCTTGACGAGTTCGGTGAGCGCCACGAACACGTCGGCCTTGGCCTCATCGTTGGCCGCCAGCTCGCGAAGCGATGCGTTGGACTCCGCGATGCCGCGGCGCATGCCTTCGAGATCGCCGGGGAGGCGCTCGGGCGCAGAGCCAACCGACTTGGCGAGCACGTCAACCGAGCCCTCCATGACGCCCAGCGCCTTGCGCATATCACCGACCGCCTCGTTGGAGGTCGTGGACCCGCCCAGCTCACCGATAAGCTCGGCCTTCTGAGCGTCGGTCAGGGCCTTACCCTGCGTGACCAAGTCTGCGAAACTCATCGTTCCCTCCGTTTTCGAGGCGCCGGCTTGGAGTTCGTCTTTGTCCTCCATGTCGGATTCGCCCTCAATGATTGATCCTTCTTCTTCGTCCGCATCGGTCCCGTCTTCGAGGTCTTCGTCGTCGTCAGCGTCCGGGTAGTCGTCTATGCCCTTCTTTAGCTTGGCTTTCGCAGCGGTGGCGCACTTGTCGAGGTCCGCCTGGACGCTGCCCATCGCCTTTTGGAACACCTCCGCCGTCGCCTCGAGGTTCATGGGCGCGGGGTCGAATGCGATGTTTCGGACGATGGCGCGGGCAATGTCTCGCTTGGTTTCGGGGTCTTTGTAGGCGAAAATGTAGCCCTCGACGCTCATCCCCATCGACCGATCGGCTTCCTGGAGCGCCTTCGCGAGCGCCTCTACTTCATAGGCGACCGGCTGTTCAAGCCACTCGCCCTCGACGTAGGTGGCTTTGTTGCCGCGGGGAGTCTTCTTGCCGGTCTGTACCAGGGTAGGCTTGGCGACGTAGTCGAGGGGCTCGTCCCTGCCCTCATCGGGCTTCGGGGTGTGCTTCCAACGGAACAGGCCGTTATCTTTGAACCACGAGAAGTCGAGCCCGGATTGCTTGACGACTTGCCCCTCTTGGTCCCTCATCTCGGTCGAAGCGAAGCCGCGGAGCATGCGCCGCTTGGGCTTTTCGCCGGCTTTGACGAGTTCGTCCGCCTCGACTGCGAGCAGCTCGAATGGGAGCGTGAGGGCGAAGGGCGTTTCGGCCATAGATCCTCCGGGGACGTATGGTCGCAGGCTACGGGATGGATCCCACCGAACGCAAGGTTACGCCACAACCTTTCCTTAGCAGTTTCGGGCACCTATGGTGATGGTTGATCGCGCCCGATCAGGACTGATCACCGGGCGGCTGTTCCAGGGAGGCTTCGTCCGCGGTCTCTTCGGACTGCGAAACCATCTCGGCGGGTAGCAGGCTCCATTCATCGTTGAAGGCGAATCCGGCGGGCACCCATCGCGTGCGGCAGTGACAGTTGGGGTGGACCGTGCTCCACGTCGCTATCCAGTCGCGCCGCTTGCGCCCGACGTTGTCGCCCTTTGCTAGAAGTTCGGACAGCACCCAGATCCGGGGCTTCCCCTCCGGGTCCAGGAACAATCGCAGGCAGTCGGGGCAAGCGCCCGGGTTCGGCACCCTGGCTACCAGCGAGTCCGCTCCGTGTGTCTCGTACAGCCGGTGAACAGTGCCGGCGTTGTGTGCTTGCTGAAGCTCGGTACGGGCGACCCGGTCCCAGTCGCGGGCGTGGTCTCCGAGGTTGCGCGCGATGTCCTCTGCAAGTTGACGGGACGTCTTACGCTCCTCAATGGCCCGAATCGTGCGGTCGCTAATGAACTCTTGCAAGGTCTGGTCGCGAGCGGCGCGCGAGCCCGAGTCCATGAGCCCGGCCGCAATCTTCTGCCCGCCGCCCTGGACGTGCTGCGCAGTCCGGTGTCGCGCCCATACCGAAGCGCCCCGCTCCGCCTCGGTCATCGGGATCGGGTCTCTGGCGATGCGAGCGCGCAAGGCGTCGTAGGACAGGGCGTCCACGTCTTCTGGCAGCCACCCGCGGGCCACCTTGGCGGCGGCTTCCTGGACGTGCAGGCGCAGGAGCGATAGCGCCACGGCGTCGCCCATGGCATCGGCGCTGGCTAGGGCGTCGAGCGCCGTCGCGGAGTCCAGGATCCCGGCGTCCACAAGGCGCTGAATCTCGGTCGCGGCGGCACCGGTCGCAGGAATCCCGACCGTCTCTACCGCGAACGCAAGGTGGTAGTCCGCGATAAGGCCGTACAGAGCTTGGAGCATCTCGGGGGTGAGCGGCGTCACTTGCTTCTCCACAACATAACGAGGGCCGCCAGGAAGGCCCCCGCGCTACACAGTAGCGCTACCGGCGTCAGGTCGATCAAGAGGTTCCGCCGGGGCGGGCAAGCCAAGCTCGCGATGTAGTCGCGCCTGAAGTCGCGCGAGCATGGCGCGGTACGCAACGGACAGTCGCGCATTCGACTCCGCTAGTGACCGCGCTTCCCATTCGGCCGGCTCATCGTGGCTAGTCGTCTTCGGGCTTGCCATGGCGCACCTCATAGACGGTCAATGGGCGCCCGACAACCGAGATCGGCCGGGGCGCTCCGGGTTGCCAGGACGGTATCGGGGCGCCCTTCTCGGCTTCGTCCGGCGGCTCGAGCCCCGGGAAGTCGTCGCCCTCTTCCTCCGGGAACGCCTCATCGGGCCCCACGAGGCCCGGGAAGTCGTCTTCGCCTTCGGGCAACGGTTCGCCCTCTTCACCCTCCCCGGGCATTCCGGGCATATCCGGGGGCTGTTCGGCGGCGTGCTTCGCTTGTAGCCACACCTGATTCAGGATCACGTCGCCGTCCTCGCGAGGCGGCATATCCTCTTCCTCGCGGGCCTCATTGACCGTCATGTAGGTGTTGATCCGCTTGATCCGGCTTTCGAGTCGGGCGGCTTCGTCCTCGGGATTCAGGTTGAACTTGAACTCAAAGTCTTCGTCGATCTGCCAAGTGATGTAGCGATTGAGGTTCTCGGAGATGAAAACGAGCAACGGGTAGAGCCCGCGGTCCTGCGACAGAAGGATGCGCGCCTCGGGGCCTTGCTGCGTCAGCGCCCCGGTGACGCCCTCTGCGCCGAAGATCAGATTGAGTTGCGCCGGGTCCATGAGGATGACCGCGCAGTACAGCTTGACCAGGGTGCCGAACCACTGGTGGAACTCTTCGTCCTTGTTCGATTTCTTGAAGTCCTCGAAATTGGTCTTCGCGTTCGGATCGTCGAGTAGCAGGTAGCTCATCCGATGGGCATTCGCCACGCCGGTCATCGACGCTTTGAAGTCTTCGACCCACGACTTGAACATGCCCTCGCTCATCTGGCCTGAGACCGTGAGCATGCCGGCGGCCTGCAAGCCTTGCTTGAACTTCGCGAAGTTGTATTCCATCGACCATGAGATCCCGGTGATCAGGCTCATGGTCTCCTCGAACTCAGGCCATCCGTACCCGTAGGACTCCAGGTCGGTGCGCTGGCGACGAATGCCCCACATGAGGTACTCGCCGGGCCACTCCGCGATCCTCCGTTGCTGGTAAACCTGCACGAAGTTTGTCGCCTCGCGATCGGGGCGCTGGTCTCCGTGTTCGTCGAGGTGCCACTTCGTCGGAATGGCACGCCGGATCGTGTGCGAAGGAAGGGCCCTGAATGCCGCCGGACGGCCAAGCCGGTCCGGGATGATCTCGGTACAGGACTGGTCGAAGGTCATGGAGTCGCGCACGAATTGCTTTACCCAAGTCGTGAAGCCTGCGTGCTGCCACATTTCGTTCGCGTCCCAGACCCCGCAGTTCTGGAAAAACCGCTGCATCTCTTCGATCTTCTTTTTGGCGGCAGGGGACGGGGACTTCTTACTCTCGCGGAGCTGCACGCGGCAACCGGCCATCTCCGGGTGCGGCTCGAACCGGCAGAACCGCGCCGCCTCATTTGAACGGATCTGAATCGCAGCGGCGGAGATATGCCAGCGGGCAACAAGGCGCAGAAGGTCGTAGGACAGGCGATTCAGAGGCCCGGGGGTGGACATTGACGCAGGGTCCGCGTGGATCAGGAGTTGGGGGTCGAATGTGTAGGGCTCGGGACGTCCGCCCACCCCGGGCGGAAGGGGCACCCCTGCCGCCTTGTTCACGTCCGGCTTCGCCGGTCCGCCCTTCTCGAGCGCGTCGAAGTAGGAGCCCATGACGCGCGACGTGATGATGCCGGCGCCCCCGCCCACGGTGCTCGCAGCGGTCTCTACGCCGCTCACGACGCGCTTCACGGTCCGGGCCGCTGTTCTGCCTACGCGCCCTGTCAGGTCGTCTACAATCCCCACGTCTGCCTCCGGCCCTGGCTACATTTCCACGACGTCGGGATAGCCACCGTTCGGGGACGCCCCCGTGGCGGCGCCTGCGTTGCCCGCGACGACGGCCTTCGCCTTGCAGATCGCCCAGCGCTCGCGAACGAGTGTCGGTAGCTGCCCGACGCCTCCGGCGGCGCGGATCGCGCGCAGCAGAGAATCGTTGTAGATCGTGCTCTCGACGGCGTCGGCGGCGATGTAATCCGACGCGGCCTGTACGACCGCGTCGTCCGATGTGCAGTCCACGCCTTCGAGCCAGTTCGGAACGTAGCTATCCGTACCCGCGGCGCGCTTCGCTGCCCTCCGAAGGGTGCCGTCGATCTTACTCCGCAGGTACACCTTGCGCTCATCGTCGGTCGGTTGGATCTTGGATGGCTTGCCCGCTGCCTTCGACAGCGGGTCAATCCCCAGTCCGACGCGGGCCGCCCCGTGCATGCGTTCTTTCGCGCTCATGCGGTCTTTCATGGTGCCCTCCCTGGTGCCCCTATGGCTCGATGTCATGGTCTAGGATTGAGACCACGCGGTCTCCGAGCAGGTCCGTCCGCAGATCGCCGCCGGCCGCGAACCGTCCATGCTGGTGAGCCAGCGCGGCCGTGATAACCTCTGCGCTTCCTAGCTCCGCCCCCACGGCGTCGAAGTCCGGGTCTTCGTCGATGTAGGGCCCGAAGGCCAACCCATCGCCTTGCTTGAACCCTGCGTCACGGAACAGCGCCTTGATCGGCCACCACCATACACCGAAGTAGCGGTAGAAGAATGGATCGCTTTGCAGCAGGAGCGCGGCCTGTTGCAGCCGCGGATCAAGTAGTTCATACGCCGTAACGGCCATCGTGGCCTCCTATCGCCGTGCAGCGGCGCGGCGCGTGCCCGCCGCTGCCAGTGCGAGTCTCAGTGATACCGGGTGACCAAACGCCTTCTCGGCGGGGTGCGGCACCTCGGTCTGCCACTTCTGGTAGACGTTGGCGGCCGACCGGGTCTCGCCCCAGTAGCTTTTCAGTGTGTCGAGTAGCTTCCGGGTGTCGGGGTCGTCCTTACCGCTGGCCCGGACCGCCGAGTCAGGGTCGCGCCCGCCGCTCTGCGCTTCCTGCGACCGCTCATAGACCTTCTCCTGGAGGGCCTTGAATACAAGCTCCCGGTCCGCGGCGGTCGGAAGCACATGCCGCTCGTTTGGCTGAAGCTCCGTGCGGGAATTGACCACGCGCGTTTTTCCGCCGTTGGTCACTACCCATGTTCGCTCTCCGTAGACGGACGCCTTGCGCCGCTCCCTCTCTTCCCAGTCCTGAATCGCGTCCGACGCCGCGGCGATCTGGGCGTCGGGGACGAAGCGCAGATCCGACAACGCGCCATGCCACCACTTGTCCTCGCCGGGCTTGCCTAGCAGGCTTTCGATCTCGGCCTTCCCGTCGTAGGGTGCCGAGGCCGCCCCGAGCGTCAGGGCGTGGATCTCGTACTTCTGCGTGTCTTTAGGACGGTACTCATTCGGGACGATGATCGAACCGTCCCGCAGGTTTTCCAGGGTGAGTGTCATCGTGTGATTCGGGCTGCCCAGGAAGTGAACCGTGGCGCGGTTCTGCTCCGCCTCGACGTAGTCTACTACGACCTTCTTGGGGTCCTTGTAGTAGCCCGACCCGGTCACCTCGAACATCGTCCCCTCGCGCACGAACACGCCGGAGTCGTGGTCCCAAAGCATCGGTTCCTTCACCGCAAGAAGATCCTTGTGCTTCCAGTGCTCGAGCCGCGCGAGGCGCCGCTCATCGACCTCGACGCGCTGCACGGCGGACTTGTGAGCGTTCGAGCTGGGCGCGGTCCTGCGTATCAGGGCGCGGGACTTCTGGACGCGCGACCACAGGTCGTCCGCCACGTCCTGTTGCTGCTCAATCTCGCGCTTCGCAAAGGCCCTCTTTGCGACGCCGAGCGCGGCACGGGCGGCTTCCGGGTCTTCTGCGAAGTACGCGAGCATCTCTTCCATTTCCATACCAGGGTCACCGAAATCGACCATCTCAGAGCCGGAGAATAGCGCTTCCTGCCACGTAGCCTTGCCGCGGACGTTCTGGGCTCTGATACCCTCTGCCGAGCGCTCTGCGAAGTAGTCGTGAATCCGCACGTGCCCGATCTGGTTACCCTGCCGCACGCCGCGCCCCTCGCGCTGGTGCATGGAACCGGGCTCCCAGCGCTGGTCAAGGTGATGAATGTCCGAACACCAGTCCTGGAGATTGATACCCTCACCGGCCGTGGCGGTGTTGCCGATCACGATCCGAATGTCGCCGGCCCTGAAGGCGTCTGCGATGGCCTGACGGTCCGCGCTGCTAGGCGTGACCTTCGCATTGATGATCGCGATCTGGTCTTCCGGGATGCCCTGCTCTATCAGGTGTTGTTTGATGCGCTGGTGGCTCGTAGTGCGCTCTGCGAAAATGATCTGCCCGGTTTTGATGTTGGTACCGTCCACATCGACGCCGGCCTTGTAGACCTCGGAGGCGGCTTTGGCGAGCGCACGGTACTTCGGAGACCGCTTCCAGTGATCCTTGGGAATCGGAAGGTTCGTCAGCGGGTTCTCGTCGGCGTCCTCCCCGACGTTTTCGACCTTGCCCTTGCGCTCTGCAAGTAGGTCCATATCCATCGCGACGCCCTCCATTTTCGAGAGGCATCGACCTAGCTCCGCGATGACGTTTATGTCCTGGGCCTTCGCCTCCTGGCGGGACATATGCTTGAGTGTATCGACGTACTCGCGAATGGCCGTCGTAGCCGCTTGCTGATCGTCGTCCATGGCGATCTCGTGCGTGACGCGGGAGACGGTCGGGACTTCCAGGCCGACCTCTGAGGCCGTCTTGCGGTCCATGGCGCGGCCCATGAGGATCCGCAACTCGTCAAGGTTCTGGAACCCCACGAGCGTTGGTTTCATCTCGACTTCACCGGCGAGCGACAACCCCTGGCGGTCCTCAATCTGGCAGTAGCGGTTCACGAAGGCGAAGGGGGTCTCGATACCGAGCGTCCGGAGCAAGGCCGGGTCGGTCTGGGCGAAGAGGTTGTACAGCTCCATTGGCGAGTTTTTGCAAGGGGTCGCCGTCATGTAGAAGACGCCCTTCTCGTCGCCGCGTTGCTCGCGCATGAAGCGGCACTTTTTCTCCATTTGGCGGGCTCGAATCGACTCCGCCCGGCCGCCCATGTTCGCAACGCTTCCGGGCTGGTCGGGGTCAACGGCCGTGTAGAGGTTCTTGTAGGCGTGCGCTTCGTCCACGATCATGTTGCGGATTCCGAGACTATCCCAGTCGATTCCGCGCGTAGCCTCCGACTCTTCCCCGTAGGAGAGCTTGTCGGCCCGCGCCGTTTCGTTTCGGATGATCTCTTCGATGGCCTTCAGGCGGCGCGCGTCCTTTTTTGTATCGCCCTGCGACAGTCGCGCTGCGATGATCTCCAGACTCGCCAGCAACGACTCTGCCTCTTCTTCGCTCACAGGGGCGGGGCCTGCCAGCGTCGCGTTGAAGCGCAGCCAGTCCCCTTCGGTGACCTTGACGCCGTCGTCCTCTTTCGAGCCGCTCTTCGCGTGCTTTTCCTTCAGCTCTTCGATGGCGCCCTTGCGGCGCGTCAGGATCTCATCCTGCGTCAGACGCTTGTCCGCGTTCTCCGAAAGCCTGATCGCGTTCGTCAGATCGTGCGTGCAGAGGATGACTTGATGCAATCCCGCCTGCACCTCCATGAGCTTCTTGGCCTTCTCGTCGGCGCTTTCCTCTACCCACGCGCCGGGCTTGCCGGTCTTCTTGTCGATCTTCTTAGCGTCCCACTTCAGGCCGATCATGAGCACGTCTACGCCGGGCGCCCAGACCTTGAACTCTTCGTACCAGTTCGAGAGGGTCTGTTTCGGGACCGGGAGCATGGTCCGCTCGTTGCCCATCGCCGCAAGGTGCGCCGCGATCGTAACCCCGATGGGCGTCTTACCGAGGCCGACGTCGAGAGCGATGAGCCCGCGGCCTTCAGCAATCGCGCGGTTCGCGGAGCTGGCCTGGAAGGGGTACAGCTTGAGGTTGACCGCTTTCCCGCCCTCTGTCGCGGCCCGCTTGCGGGTGCCCTTCAGGCGCCGCTCGAGCTTCGCTTTCTTCTGCGGGTCGCTCTGCGCCGCGATCTTCCCCTCCAGGGTCACGATGGCTTCGTCGAGGGTCTGATTGTTGCGGCCCTTGGGTACCGGGTCTTCGTTGCTGTAGGCGACCGGCGTCCACGCCCCGTAGATCGACGAGTAGGTTTGCTCGACGAGCTGCCGCAGATCGTCCTGGCCTGCGAGCCAGTCCTTGAAATGGTCGCGGTGCATCGACATTAGTTCCTTCTGGCCCTCACTCCCGAGCGGCACGCGGTTCAAGTGGCGCAGGAGCGTCCAGAGGATCTCGTAGTTCTGGTGGGTGATCTCGCTTCGGTTCTGCCTGTCGAGGCCGTGAATGTCGGTGATGGTCCCGTCATTGACGATCGTGATCTTTGCCGCCACGTTCTCGCCGTAGCCCATGCCCCTTACAACGTGCTGGAAGTAGCCGGTGAGCACTTCGTCAGGCATCCAGTCGGCGCGCATATCGATCCGAATCTGGTCAAAATTCATCTCGTGCGTGTTCGCCTCTAGGACCGCGATGGCCGCATCGTACTGCGCCGCTAGCTCCTGATTCGGCATGCCGGCGCGGGCCCTCTTGAGATCCTCCGCCTTGCCGATCAGGTTCCCGCTCAGGAAGTCCGCGCGATGGGACCACGCGCCGGGCGGATAGGGCTCCGGGAAGTAGTCAGTCGAAGCGACAAGCCACTGGCGGACTTCTGCCCCGCGGTGCTCATCGTCGCCGGTGCCCCCCGTCCACTTCTCCAGAATGTCCGACACGCGAATGTCGCGCGACGTGTCGGCCAGATACTCCGTCACGCTCGACAGGCTCGAGGCGTCCGCGATCTCGCGCTTGCTGCGCTCCGCGGCGTTGGGCTCCCGGGTCAGGATCTCGGAGAACGAACCGTCCTTGCCGAACAGCATCATCATGTGCAGGAACGTCCTGCGCTCCGCGTCCCCCTTGGCCTTGCGCAGGGCCTTGACGCCCTTGATCCGATGGGGGTTCCCGTGGTCTTCGAGGTACTGACGAACCATCGGGCCTAGCTTCTGCTGTTGCTCGAGCGCCGCGATACGGTCCCCTTCGAGCATCGCGAGATTCAGCGCGGCGGACACCGCTGCAATCTTCTCGGCGTCCTCGACGGCGGCCGACGTGCCCTCTGAGTCGAGGTTGTGGACCTCTGGCAGTTTGTCCCGTGACAGCCACATACCGTCCGGCATGAGCACGTACTTGGTCCCGGTGGCGGGGTCATGGCGGGTGTCGCCGGGCTTGCTGATCGCGTAGGGCTTCTTGTTCGCCGCTGTGATCCTGTCGAGCTGTTCCCGCCCGCTCGCGAGCTTCTTGATCACGTCCCCGTCCGCGAAGGTCTGCGGGTCGCGCGTGGCGGGGTCCAGGAGCGTCGCGAGCGTCTCCGGCGTCATGCCGAACGGTGCGTCAGGGTCGCCCTTGCAGAGCGTCGAACTGGACTGCTTGAGCCCCGTCAGGTTGCCGCCCTTGCCGCCTTCGGTGTAGACCTTGACGTTCGCGATGCTCGCAGCGATCCGCTCCCTCTCGTCATCGGTCTCCGCGACCTTCAGCGCCCCCTCGAGTTGTGCTAGGCGCTCATCGAACGTGGGCGGGCGGCTGAACTCCCCGAGCATATTCGCCGCGCCGCGGCCGGAGAAGTAGTGACCGGCGACAAACTCGTCATCGTACAGGCCCATCTCAGTGAGCTGAGTGGTGGTGGCGCCCTGGAGTCTCTCGCGAAGCTCCCGCGGGTGCGCCCGGAAGATCATTATGTCAGCGCCCATGGCGCAGCCACCTTGCTTGAACACCTCTGTCGGTAGGCGGTAGGCGGCCACTAGCTGGCCCTTTGTGAGCAAGCGCTTGCGCCACTCGCGAATGGCCCCGGGGCCCTCTCCTGCCCCGAATCCGGACACCGAAACGCCCATGCTGGACGCCGGCATGAGCATGGCGACGTACCCGTTGTCCGCGAGCTTGTCCAGGCCCATTTCCATGGAGTATCGCTCGAGAGATACCGTGTCGCTCTTGTCGCCGGACGCCTTCGCGTTGACCCGCTTCCCGTAGGGCGGGTTGCCGACAATGAAGTCGAATTCGCGGCCATCGGTCAGAGCGAAGTCGCTTATGTCCGACTGCCAAATCTCATGCCCGTTGGGCTCGTGAAGCACCTTCGCGATCTCGACGGCGGGATCTAGCTCGCCAGCCGGGCGCTCCGTCAGGGCCATTTGGCCCAACTCGACGCCGATGCAACGGACACCTTCGGGGGCTTGTTCGATGAATGAGCCAGATCCACAGCCGGGCTCCAACACGCGATGCCCGGGTCGCAGTCCTAGATCCTTCAGCGCTTCCCACATTGCGGCGACGACTGTCGGGGGGGTGTAGTATTCCGTCAGGGATCCGGTGCCGCTCGCGCCGCCCCACCCGCTGTATCCTCGTAGTATTTCCCGTTCGCCCGCGGTAGGCGCTCGCCCGGCCTCTATCAGGTGCCGGGCCATCGCAGTCGCCGTCAGGTTCCCTTTCTCGCGGTTGACCATGCCCCAGCCTTTGCGCCCGCCGAACTGCGGGGCATTCTTGACGGCCTTGATCGTGCCTGCGAGGCGTTGCAGGAGTAGCGCATGCGCCTGTCCGCGGTCGATCGGCTCGACACGTACCCACGCGAGGCTTGCGTGGTCCCAGGCGTACATGCGGCCACCCTCGGTCCGCGTGGAACCGTGAGCGGGCTCAGGGACCGGCACGTCGCCAGTCTTGCGGGGCCGCGGCGCCTTCGACTTCTCCGGGGACACCTTTGGACTCGCCTTCGCGTCAGGCGGCGCCTGGGGCTCTGGCGGTACCGCGCGAGTGACCGCCTTGCCTTCGGGAGCGTTGCGGCCGACCGGGCTCAGCTTTCGCAGAGCTGCCCCCAGCGCGACCTTGACGATCTTGCCGAGACTCTTGCGGCCCTTCACGTCCTCTGCGTCCGTGGCTGCATTCTTCTCCGCCGGGGTCGGCTTTTTGAGCGTGGGGACGGCCGGTGTGCCCGTCTTGAGCGCGCGGGCCTCGCGGCGCTTCGCGGCCTTCTCCGCCTTGCGCGCAGTAGCCATCATATCGTTGATCTTGGTCTCGGTCTCCAAGTCCAGAACCCGCTCGAACACGTTGGGCGCCACTTCCAGCGCCTTCGGCTCCGCGGGCTCCGCCCCCGCCGGGGTCGGCTCGCGGTCCTCGACGTGGGGCGCGGGCGGGGTAGCCAGCGCTGCCAGGATCGGCCCATGGTCTCCGCCCCACTGCGCTGCGGGGATCTCCCCGAACCCGTAGGACAACACATTGTCGAGCATCATCCGGGCGAATCCGGGGTCCGGCTTGGTCGAAGTGTGGGGCCCGTAGGGTCCGCCGGCCGTGGTCTGGTCAAGGATAAGCTGGCCTTCAGCGGTGATCTTGAAAATCACCTCAGAATCTACGACCAAGTCTCCGTTCATCTCGCGGTAGTGGGTGAGCATGAGCAGGGGCCCGTGGCGCTCAATCGTCAGAGGTAGGAAGGGCTCGTTGTAGAGCTTCAGGTAGAACGATGAGCCCACCGACAGGGCCTTCGGCGGGAGACCTAGCTGGTTGAACAGGCGGGTGACGGCCTTTGCTCCGGCCCCGGATTGCTTCGACGTGGGCAGGAGCGCGGTCCCGCGCATGTTCTCCAGGCTCCCCATATCCATGAGCCTCCGGGTCTGCGTCTCGTTCATCTCGTAGAGGCTGATCGGACGGCTCCCGGGACTGGGGAACGTGATCGTCTCCGCCTTGCGGTCCCAGATTCCCTCTGGCGCACACTTCGCAGCAAAGTAGCGCCACGCCGCCGAGATCCGCGACGCGAGGCCGGTCCACTCGGGCATGACGATCCCGCTGCCCTTGGAAGCCTCGCCGGCCTTGCGGGCGGCTTCCTCGCGCTGGCGCTGTTCGGCGTCGGTGAGCGGCCGGTCGGTGGCGGTCGCGGTGTCCTGCTCAGGCTTCACCTCTGCGGGCTCGGCCACCTTGGCCGCGCCGATCTGCTCGCGGACCGCCTCGAGGCGGTCTCCGAGGGCGGACAGTTCCGCCGTCTTCGTCTCCCATTCGGACGTGTTGTCGGGATCGTTGTGCGAAAGCCAGTCCAGGGCCGCCATGATCTCGCGGCGCCGGTTCTCCAACTGCGCCAGCGTCGGCAAGCGGGCCGTCTGGTGGGCCGCGGAAGGCTCCCGCTTCTTTTTGCCGGCCTTCCCTGCCTCATCGGTCGAAGCGCTTGCGGGGGCCTTGCCGGCGTCCTCATCGGCCTTCGGCGTGCTCGCCAGCGCCGTCGCGATCTGTTCGAGCTTGCGCTTGGCGATGTCAACGAAGTGCTCGAACGCGGACCGGGTCTGCGTGCGGCGCTTCCCGAGCGACGCTTCAGACACCACTCCCTTGCGGCGGGCCTTCAGGTCCTCTGCGTAGGTGTAGGCCCACCTCATCTTGCCGGCGATCATGCGCTTGACGCGCCGAATGTACTTGTGTGCGCGGAAGCCGCCGCCGTCACCGAGGGCCTTTGTCAGCTCGTCCGGCTCACCGAGGTACACGTCGCCGTAGTCCTCATGGGCCCGAAGTACGCGCAGGAGAATGTCGTCTCGCATGGTTGCCTCTACAGCGTGGGTTCTGAATCCCTGTAGTATTCGCTCTTCGCGGTGTTCGATTCGCGGTATTCCGGATCGTGGTACCAGTCAACGAACGACGCTTCATTCTTCCAGCGCGGGATCTCCGGCTGCGAGTCGTCTACCAGCTGCGCGAAGCCCTTGTCGGCCTTGATCTTGGCGATCCAATGGTCGCGGTCCCCGATCTCGTCATGCAGGTCGGGGTGCTTGTCCGCAAGCACCGTTGCCATCTTCTTTGCCGCGGTCGCGTTTCGGAATCTGACGGGCGCCATATCTCCGTTCGGGCCATAGACGCGCCGATCCTCCGAAACCACGAAACCCTTGCGCTGCATGCCGCGGACGTTCTTTCGGTCGGTCCCATCACTCACGGACGCCCAGGCTTTCTTGCTCCACGTCTTTCGGGCCGGGTCGGCCGGCGGGGCGTGCTTGCCGATCTGCTCTGCCCCGTCCGCCGCTACCTTCGATTCCTCGCCATGATTCTGCGTTGCGTCGAGGGTCTTCGCGGCGCTCGCGTTGGGGGCGTGCTGCTCCATATACTCCGCGCGCTTCGTAGCGTCGGACAGGGTGAATGCCGGCGAGCCCAGCGTTAGACCGCTTCCCGCGTGAACCACGCTCCACCGGCCGTCGTCTTCGATCTTCTCGACGATGTAGTTCCCTTTTCTGTGGCCTTCGTACTCCTGATCCCATCCGACCCCGTTGTCTGCCTTCGTGATCTGGTGCGTAGCCTTCTCGCCCCACCCTTCAGGGACGGGCTCGGCGCCGGTCTTCGCAGCGGCCTTCTCGCCAGCCGCTTTCATCTTTGCAGCGGCCCCCTCGACGTTGGCCGCCTGCACCACGCCCTCTGCCTCTGCAATGGCCGCGTCGCGGTCCGCCGCCGGCATGCCAGGGCCACCGGCCGATAGCTTCGCGGCAATCGCTCGTAGCTTCTCCGCTACCGCTGGCGCGTAGGTCTTCCCCTTCTTGCCCTTGCCGGGCTTGGCGACCATGGCGGCCATCTTCTCCACGCGAGCGACCGCGCGACCGTGGGCGGCGGCGCCCTTGTCCGTGGTCACGTCTGCGGTGGCATCCTTGACGACGGTGCGCGCCGCGGGCTCAGCCTCTTCGTCGTCATCGTCGAAGGTCGGCATCTTCCCGCCGAACGCTGCGAACTCCGCGGCCAGCGGGTCCACCTTCGGGGCTTGCTTCGGTGCGGCGACTGCGGCGGCCTTCATGCGATCCGCGGCGGTGCCCTTGCGGGTGGCGGGGCCGCCACCCGCCCCGTCAGGGGCAGGGGCGGGTGTGGGGGTGGGCTTTGTAGCGGGGGGTGTGCCCAGGAGAGCGGTCACGGCCTCTTTCGTCAGCGTCTTCGGGCGCTCATCCTGCATGAACTTCGCAGCGCCCTTGTCGCGCAAGGCTCGCGCGCTGTCGGTCAGGAACCTCTCGTCGCCTGTCGATTCGTAGGTTCGTAGGTTCGAGGCTGCTGCGTTCACCCTCCCTTGCAGCGCCCGCAGGGCCGCCCTGTCGGTCTCGCTGGCGCCTTCCATGGCGGCGGTCATCGCCACCACGGTGCGGTCCCCCTGCGTGGACGGGTGGTCCGCTCCGAACCTGCCCGCCTTCGCCGCTTGCTTGCCGGCGGCGTACTCGTCGGACGCGGCCCTCTTGGCCTCCGGGTCTTCCGGCTCTAGGTGCCCCTTCACCCGTGCCTTGGCTTCTGCCAGCGTCTCGCCTTCGAGGATGGGGCCCATGGAGGTGTTGCGTGAGTCTGCCTCGCTCAGCTTTTCGATGTATCTCTCGGCTGCCGCCTTCGTCCTGTGCTTCCTGACGGTGGCCTTGCCGCCCTCTCCGACCGACGCCGTTACGTACTCGGGTTCGCCGCCACCCGCCGCCGCCTTCATCTTCTGCGCAGCGGTCCTATCATCCTTCGCCGCCACGTTCGGATCGGGGTTCTCTGGCGGTTCGATGCCAGCGGCCCAGTAGACGGCTTTCGCTTGAGCATCGGTGAGCTTGTTCGCCTTGACGGCCTTCTCTACTGCAACCGTGGTGACTTGCGCCGGGGAGTGCTCCGGCTTCGCTCCGGCCGCGACGGCGTCGTCTTCGTGCCCGTGCATCGCCACGGACTGGCTCAGGTACCCGTCACGCGCATCGACGCCGGCCTCGCTGATCGCGGACGCGGCTTCCCGCGCTGCCTGAGCGTTCGGGCCAATGCGGAACTTCTCTGCGTACTTCGCCAGTCCGGTCGCGTGCTCGCGCAGCTTGTCCGCGTACCGCCCGCCCCGCTCCATATGCGTATCGTGGGCGTTCTCCGACTCCGCAAGGGCGTCCTCAATCCCATCCTTGCGATACTTCCCGGGCGCCATGAAGTCGCTATCCAAGACTGCGCTATCGTGCAGTTCAATCGCCAGATTGGCGCGGTCTTCGTGCGGCGTGTTCCCGCCCGTGTGAAGCGAAGAATCCCGCCACGAAAGGTCGTCGAGCGGGTCTTTCGCTGCATTGGCGGATTTGCCTTCCTCGACGATCATGTCGTGCTCCGAAGGCGTCACGATTGTGTCGTGAGACTCCGCCTCCGGGCCCGCCGTCCTGATCTCGGATTCCAGACTCTCGACGTGCTCATTCAGCGCGTCCGTGTACGCCTTCTCTTTTTCGTCCGCGTCCGCGCCATAGAAGCCGTGATACCCTTCGTTCGCTTCAGCGGCGGCCTTGATCTTCAGCGCGTGAGCCATCTCCGACGCGAGGGTATGGTGCGCGGTCGTGAACGCTTCCGATTGCTTCGATCCGCCGCCGGGCGTTCGGTGGGCGCCCGCTTCGTGCAGCCTGCGGATCTGGCCTTGAATGTCCGTGATTTTCCCCAGGGCCTCATCAGCCAGGGCTCCGCGGTCCGTGTCCCTCAAGAACCGCTCATGCGCTCGCCATTGCGCGAGGCGCTGATTGAGCATGTTGACGCCCTCGCGACCCGTGACTACCTGCCCGGTCGCCCGGTCTATCGCGGTCACGGGCCCGCCGTCCCGACGCGGCTTTGTGGCGCCGAAAATGTCCCCGGTCCTACTGACGCGCTTCGCCTGTTCCTTGGCGCCGCTGGCGGCTCCTCGGAGCTTCGCGGCGGCCTTACTCTCGGCCTTCATCTTCTCCGCCACTACGGCGGTGGCGGCGGTGGCCTTCTCCTGCCCGGCGGCTTTCTTCCCCCAGTTACCGGCCAGCGCCCGGTCGGCGTCGGCCATTTTCTTGACATTTGCGATTGCCTTTTTGCTCACCGGCCGCGGGAACCCGGTGGACTCCCCGCTGGTGAGTTGGGCGTCACCGTCCGACAACTGGCCCGCAAGGGCCGCCCATCGATCCATGGCGGCTGCGCTTCGCTCCCAATCCTTCGCCGCTTGGCGGAGCGTCGCCGTGCCAGCGGCGTCCCCAGCATTCCGCACCTTCTGCTGTGCGTCGGTGTCTGGGCGAGCCGACAGGAATTCCGCATCGACGGCCTTCCATTCCTTCAGCTTCGCAGCTCGCGAGGCGCCCGCGTCGGCCCCGAGCGCCGTGTCGGCCGCGGCGCCCATCTTCTCCGCCGCCGTGGGCTTGGGCGTCTTCAGGGCGGCAATGCGACCGGCGAGCGCCACGGTATGCTCCGCATGAGCCCTCCGGGCCTTGTCGGCCTTCGCCTTGTCCGCGTCCGACCAGTCCAGGGGGAGCATGACAAGGCTGTCCGATATGGCCTTGTGGCGCTTCATCGCATCGCGAATGTCGCCTTCCGTCTTGTAGCTCTCCGGCGGCTTCATTTCCGGGGCGTACTGAAGCGTATCGTCCACGGTGTACGAGTCGTCGGCCGCTTTCTTGTCGGGCTCGTACCCCCACGCCGTAGCCATCTCGACGCCCTTCGGCGTCAGTCGGTAGTCTTGCGTTCCGGCCTTCCGGTCCGCGCCTGTGCGCTCCGCGAGCCCGGCGGCGACAAGGGCTTTCGCGGCTTTCTTCTCTCCTGCGGAAGATACGCCGGACGATGCCCCTGGCCCGTCCTCGCTGCGCCGATTCGATAGAATTGCCAGCAACGTACTCGCCATGCCGGTAGGCTTGGCCGGGCCGTCCGCGGCGGTCATCTTGTCGGCAGCGGTCGGCTTCGGCGCCGCGTCGGGAGTGCGGATCTCCGCCTCTAACGCTTCGGACATAGACCGCACGGCATTGTTCACGCCCGAGGTCAGTTGTTTGCGTTTCTCCCGGAGCGCTTCATTCCTCTTGTCGCGCTCCGCCTCGTTGCTCATATCCGGGTTGTAGTAGCTGGATTCCGCCGTTATCCGCTCGACAGCGCCTTGCAGGGCCGCACGGACAACCTTGCGGGCCTCTGCCGCGCTTCGGGGCGGTCTGATACTTCCGATCAGCGCTCCGCCGGACGTGTAGCTTGGCGTGTCTCCGTCCCACACCTCTCCGCGGGCCGTCCGGGGCTTGCCCGAGACGATCCCCCACTTGCCCGCAGAATTCGCCACGCCGCTGCCGAAATCCTTGAGAGCAGCGCGCGCCAGTGGAGCCGCGACGAACCCGTCAAACTTCACGAGATGGCCGACCCCGGCCGCTTCGGCGGCCTCCGAAACCGAGCGGGCCACAGACTGGGCCTTCGGGGCTTCTGGCTTCGGAGTCTCGCCCTCTGCGCCCTTGCCAGTTGGCGCGGGCTCGCGTGCCTTGTCTATCTCCGCATTGACGCGCTGCCAGAGGCGGGTGAGCCCGAGCGACGTCTTCGACGAGTAGCCCGCCTCTTCCGTTTCTCCGCGCCGCTTGTGCTCTGTGGAATTCTCGTCTTCTCCGTTGGACTCTTGCGTCAGGAAGTCCGCCCACCGCTGCATATCCTTGGGGTCGGACGGGAGTGTCAGCACGCCCTTGCCGGCCGCTGCGGCAATCTCCCGGGCCGTGTCGCCCTCTGGACTGTCGTCCTCGAGGTACTTATCCGCGAGAGTATCCTTGATCCACCCGCCCCCGAATCCGCCCATGCGAATCTTCGGCCCCTTGCCGGCCTCGCCGCCCTTCACGCCCGTTGTCCGGGCCGGCGGCTCCGTCTGCGGCGCGGCCTTCATGCGATCCGCGGCGGTGCCCTTGCGGGCCGCTGCGACCGATTCGTGTAGGTAGGCGTCGTGCAGCTTGTCAACGATCCCCAGAACCGTCTTGCGGTCGTATTCCCGCTCGACGGCGCCCGCCAGCTTCGCAGCGTCGGCCCACTCGCCATCCTTCAGCGCTTGCACCAGGGCCTTGGCATCGGCCGCAGGGATGCCCCCGCGGCGCTCCAAGCCTTTGATGCTCTGCTCGGCCCCCGCGAGTGTCACTTCGCCGGCCGTCTTCTCAGGCGCCCCGTAGACCCGCTCATGGTCCGCAAGATCCTTTAGGCGCCCGGCCTTCTGTTTCGTGGACCCGTGCTTCTGCGAAGCGTCCACCTCACCGCGCAGCCGGCGGTGGCGGGCCGTGAGGCTATCGCGCTGCTCGTAGTGCATGAGCGTGCGCAGGTTCGCTTCGGTCATATTGATGATGTTGCCGGACTCATCGTGCTTGACCGTGATCATGCCCTTGTCGGCATCGACCTTGGATATGTGGTAGTGCCCGCCGTGCGCCTTGAACGAGGATCCGACCTTCAGGTGCTCTGAGTGAACGATCCCGTGCTTCGTGCCCGGTACGGAGTACCAGTAGCGGTAGCTCTGTTTGCCGCGCGCGTTCGTGTAGGGCGTGCGTTTGATGTACTTGTGGCTCGCGCCCTTCACGAGTCGGAGATCCTCGTCTACCTCGATTGCGATGAGCACGGCGCCGTCCGGGATCTCGCCCAGCGCGAGGGCGTCTCGGTTGACCATGGCCTTTGCCATGTTCATGCGCCCGACCATGGCCGCGGCTTGGTTCCCGCCGATGGGTTCCGGTATCCGCCAACTCTTCGCCGCTTCGTCCGGCCCCTTCTTGGCCCTCGCAGGCGGCTTCCAGGGCTCGCTTGGATCCTTCGTGATCCGGCCCCGGAGTACCGGCGGCGGACCGCCGAAGTCAAACGTGTGGCCCTGTACCTTGTCTGTCCCGTAGGCTTCCGCGAATTTGCCGAACTGCCGCTGCCCCATATCGAACATCGTAGACAGGCGGGTGTCGTACTCCGATTCTTCGATGGTCACTCTGAGCCCGCCGTCCTCGAACCCAATGTCGTGGACCGAACCGCCGAGCATGCCGAGCGTGAACTTCGGCGTCAGCCCGGACACTTCCTGCGAGGCATTCAACAGGGCCTCGCGCATCGGGGGTGTTAGTGGCGCCTCGCGGATCGCTTGCTCCAACTCGCCCTTGATCTCCGCGACCCGGGCCTTGTCGCCGGCAATCTGCGCTGTCTGGATTGCTTCCAGCTTCGGGATACTGTTGGGGACCAGCCTGAATAGCTGCGGTAGCTTGTCCTGTGCGTACAGGCTCAGGTTGTCCGCAACGCGGACCGCGGACGTCATCGCATCCTTCTGCC